TTTCGCCCGTAAAACAGTTCAGCAATGACTTCTTTACAACTTGTAGAAGCCCCTTGCTTCGCCGTCTCTCCAAACCGGGATAACGGTGCCCAAAGTCCCCTCACGCCACAAAAAGTGAATCCTGTGGTGTGTGAGTCCTCTAGGTTACCGCCACCGCGGTGTCAGCATCCGGCTGACACGGTTGACCACGATCAGTGGTCGCTTGATGCCTGGGTAGCTCTGACTCGTGCTTTCGTCAGATACCCAGAAGGACACTCAGATCTGTACAGGGCCAAGGAAAAGCAATATTTCCTTGACATGTATGCAAAGCGCTCAAGGGAAGGAACCGCCATGAAATGGCTAAAGTTCCATACCTCGTACGTTTTTGCATACGCCTGGGGACAGACTGAGCTGCCGGCTCCACCGGGCCCCCTCGAAGAGGGTGAGCGCCCGGGCCGGCCTACTGGAGGTCACTTTGGTCGTGCCTTCACTAACGTTATGGTTCGTGGCCAAAAGGGGTCGATGCCTTTTCGTCGATGCGCTTACGATATCTTGATGTCGAAGCTAGGCTTTCCTCAAGCCCCCCCGTCTTTCGTGAATTCCTCCCTTGAGGATCACAGGAAGGCGTTGTCACGGACTCCGTTGGAGGAGTCAGAGCACGAAGAAGAGACCTTACTCGCAGTTGAGTCCAAGATCTCGGAGATCTGTAAGAGTGTGTTTGGGCATGTTTTCTTTCATCATCGTGATGATATCCCTTCGATAAGGGCTTGCCAAGAAAATGGCCTTCTTAATGCTGGTGGATTCGGTCATCTCGTGACCGGGTTCGATCAGAGCCATTCCTTCCTGCCAGAGCAGGACACACTTTTCGCGATGTTGGAGATAGAGCCAGGCAAGGTACGCGAACTTCGGTTCATTGATATGCGGGAACGTGTTTCTCAGTTCCAGCAGTATGTCGATGATCAATGGGTTCCTCGGCTTCCAAGGGTCTCCACGCGACACCTGTTCCTATCCTCGAACCTCTGAAAGTTCGGATAATTACAAAGGGACAGGCGGCAGAATACTATAGGTGCATAGAGCTTCAGAAGCTCATGCATGGTGCCTTACGTAAACATCCTCTATTCCAATGCATCGGTCATCCTATCGAAGATGACGACTGGGCTGAAACGTTTCAGTCTCAGGCTGAGTTAGCTCCTGATGAGTTCTTCGTCAGTGGCGATTACAAAGCTGCAACGGACAACCTTCGCTCCGACCTGAGCGAGTACACCTGGGCGTGTATATGCCGTAATGTTCGGCTGGGTTGGGATAAGAAGACTTACCTCGCATGGACCAAATATGCGGATCTCGGTAAGAAGGCACTAACAGGCCACATCCTGCACTATGGTAAAGACGAGATTCCCCAGTCTTGGGGTCAACTGATGGGTTCTCCCATGTCGTTCCCGATTCTCTGCATCGTTAATGCAGCGGCCACTCTTGTAGCACTCGAGAAGGAGTTTGCCGCGGACGTTCGTGTCCGGGTCAACGGGGATGATATCGCATTCATTGCGAATCCCGAGCAGTATGAGCGTTGGAAAGAAGTTACTCACTTCTGTGGTCTGGACTTCTCTGTTGGTAAGAACTATACTAGCAGACAGTTCGTCATAATGAACAGTGAACTTCGCCGCGCTCCCGCAGTTCGAGAATGGGAGTCAGTAGCGTCAGAGGAAGTTGTTTACGAGTGGTCCGGCGATGACCTTATCGCCACTCCAGGCCCTGATGTTGTTCATCCAAAGCCCTGGAAGTTTGAGGGTTTCGCTAACCAGTGTCTCTTGTACAATACCATCAAGAAGGGTATGGACGCTGGACAGGTGAAGGACACTTACTGGACGGATCTGTCTAGTATTTCAGGGGAGCTGCTTCGTGGTATTCCGGCTCGCAATCAGTGGAGGATTTATGGGATCTTTTTCAAGACCTATCATTCTCAGATTCGCGAGGCTCCTGCAGATGCCAATAAGTGGTTTCCGAAATGTCTCGGCGGAATGGGCTTGGCCCTTCCGAAGGCTGGGGCGGCTCCAGAGGGTTTCCTTGATACGGAACCTGCTCGTTTGGAACGTCAACAGAAAATTGCAGCTTATCTTGCTTGCAATCCCGCTGCTCGTATGCAACGGGTTAGCCTGAAGAGACAGGTGTTCGGTGCCTTAGGCGAGGCCTTTAAGGACATTCGTGCCCTGAGCGATGCTCAGGTTCCGCGTCTGCTTCATCGGAAGCTCCGGAACCGTGAGTGTACGCCGATCATGGGGGGTACTACCTTGCTTGGGTATCTCCTAGGAGTTTCTCATCAAGCTGGCGGTAACTTTGACCAGGTTGGTCAGTGGCAGCCTTCCCCGATGGGAGGTTTTCAGCCAGAGAGGTCAGGCGCAGCGCATTCTGCAACTGCTGCGGCACTACGACAGAGCTATAACAAATGGCTCGGTAGGAAGTCGTGGCAGCATTCATTGAGCCCGATGCGTATCGACCACATTTCCGAGTATTCAGAACACTTGGAGATGTCTTCGCGGATCGAGCTTATGCGGGATGATGTCGCACTGCGCTTGATGGACTAAGCGTCGCGTGGGACGCCGGGTGGGGCCTAGCAATAGGCATTGCCCGGGTTCTTGGGTTGATCGGACTTCGTTCCTGTGCGGAATACATACCGCGGGACGATGATTCTGGACTTTAGAGATGGTAGTAGGCAGTTCAAGGTCGTAAGGCTACTACGTTTGGGAGGAGCGACTCCCGCCATCTCAAGGGTTTAGATTCGTTGTCACGTAAGGGTCACGAGTACCTCTGGTATTGACCG